TAGAAAAAAGACTCTACAGAAAAATCATAGGACAAGAGAAGGCAGTGCAGTCAATATGTCAAGCAATACTCAGATCAAAATCAGGCCTATCAAACGAATCGAAACCGATTGGCTCGTTCCTACTTCTCGGGGGCAGCGGCCTAGGGAAAACACATACAGCCAAATGCATATCCAAGGTACTGCTAGGAGAGGACTCGGAAATAATATACCTAGACATGAGTGAATTCTCTGAAAAATCCGCCGTATCTAGACTGTCGGGGTCTTCTCCGGGATACGTGGGATACGAAGAGGGGTCGTTGCTGGTAGATAAGATATGTAAAAACCCATACAGTATAGTTTTGTTCGACGAAATCGAAAAAGCTCACCCAGACGTTGTCCAGTGCCTCCTGCAAATACTTGAAGAAGGAAGAATCACAGACGGATTAGGGAGGATTGGGGATTTTACAAATAGCATAATTATCTTAACTGGAAACATAGGTTCAAGCATGGCCCATCAGCAGTCCGCTCTCGGATTCGGCCAGAGCTCTGACCAGAAGTCTAATGAAAAAATAATTGAAAAGGCGTGTGAGGTATTAAGGCCAGAATTTGTAAATAGGCTTACAGAAATAGTTACATACAAACCCTTTGAGAGACCTGAATTAATTAAGATCATCAACATAGAATATAAGCCCTTGCAGGCGAAAGCTAAAGAAAAGGGTATTAATTTAAAGATACTCCCATCCTGCACGAAAGAGATTGCCAACAGGCTAGAGGACTCAAAGTTTGGAGCAAGACCTATCGCCCGAATGATTCAACAGTACATAGAGAACCCGTTGGCAGAGATCATTATGGCAAGAGCGCAAGAGTCCGGAAACATAACCGTATCTTTTGGTTGCAAAGAAGAAGAGATCAATTACAAGATCAAGGAAGAATAGGCTTCTCGGGCTCTACAGGAGAGTCTTCGATAGTCATAGGGTCATCGAATTTTTCCCCAGGGTTGTCTGCGACATTCTCTGGAGGCTGCTGCCAAATAAGCATGCAAGCAAGAAATCTATCAGATTGCTCAGTGTATCGATTCTTCATGTTCGGGTCGGCAATACACCTCCCCATAAACGAGTCCCCATCTTCCGCCGCCTGAGGGACGGGGTACCTCTTGTCTTCGTTGGATAAATAGTTGTTTCCCTCTTTTTCGTCCTGGGACTCCTCGGGTAAGGCCTCGACTTCGGACGGGTAGGCCAGCTCAAACTCCATGTTCTGAGAGACCTTGCTCAGGCCCTCGAAGGCAGAAGCTATAGAAGCCTTCATCCATTCTTCTATCTTTGCTCCAGCGTTAAGATAGTCAAATACCTCCTGAGCCTTCTTTGCGGTCTGGAATAGTTGAGACTTATACATTCTAATTTCATTATTATCTTCCGCACTCAAAACACCCGAGAAGCGCAGGTGACTATCCTCTTTATTGTCCATGACGTTAATTACACCAAATTAAGCTCCGTCGTCCCCACTTACTTGATTCGGCGGAGAATGCAGCCCATTATATTGAGATATAAGTATTTCGAGATTTTTCTTAGCCTGGTCCATGAGTAATCTATAGTGCTTAGGAAGGTCGGTGCTGCCACCAGACGAGCTCGAGGGCATGGTTATCATAGAGTCCCCCTCCTGGAGGGACTGAAAGTCTAAGGTCGATCCCGCGACAGTAGTGTCTTTAGCCCTTAAGGCGAGCCGGCTTTGCTTCCTGTAATAATTAAACATAAACATCTCCATTAAAACAGCAGCCTCCTCTTCCCCGAAATCAGCAACCTCCTTATTTAGAGACTCGAAGCTAGAGTAGATTAAAATATTTAACTCCCCAATATGCGCCTCCAGCCAGTCCGCAATCAAGGGAACCTCCCCCACTCGCGCCGCATCCTTATCGTCATACCCATCTCTATACAAGTCTCCAAAATCAAACTCAATGTCATATATATATTCCGCAAGAGATGTGAGAGAGTAGGCCATGAGTTATCCCCCTAGGTAGTCTATAATTTCTTTATGCTTAGGATTACTAGGGTCAAGCGCAACCTGATTGTCTGCTTCTATTACCGCATTAACCGTTCCGTACCCCTCTGCCCTGAAGGCCTTCAAAAGCTTTTGTTTCAAAATTGTTTGATTACCATTGGGAAATATTCCTGCCCTTACAGCCAGGGCCTGCATGTCGCTTAGGTTCATTTCCGAAAGGTTCTCTTTGAAAATTCTGGAATCTTGCGTTCCAAATGGGTTAGTTTGCTTGACGTCTAAAAGTTCCTCAAGCTTTTTAACTACCGCGACACTCTGTTCATATGATTTGCCGTTCGTGGTAGTCAAATTATCAAGTTTGTTGGTAGTCTTTTGACCACCCTTTGCTGTCGTCTTTTTAACAGCTGTCCTCTTGGTTGTCTTCTTTTTTTGCTTCATAAAAATCCTTTACCCGTATAGGGATACACAAATATATTATAGGCGTGAACACAAAAAAAATCCACCCCTTTTCAGGGGTGGATCTTTATTATAAACCTTTCTGTGGCTTAAACAATAATACCCGTCAAGACTCTGTCATCGAGGATCATGCGACCTTCCTCAAGAGAGCCATAGTACCCGATCTTCTGGGACCGAGACACAAACTGGTCATCAACAACAAGGTCGAATTCAGCTCCGGTCTCGGAGTCTGTAGCGACCGCGCGAAGCATTGACTCCCTAGAGAGATCAACACCAAGGCAGATTTGCTCCTTGGATTCATCAAAGACACCAGTGGTTGCTCCGTCTCCGGAGTCGCCATAGTCCTTGTCTCCGCCGTTATCGGCAGTAGTAGAAACCAAGTTGAACAATTCGTTCCATTTTTGACCAACACCCATTTCATTGATTTCCATGATGGAAACACCATAGAACTCAGGGATGCCAGCGCTATTGAAAACCTGCTCCCGAAGCTTGTCGGTACCAGGAATGTCAGTAACAGCCCCCTTTGTATTGATTGGGTTGTATGCCATGCCGCGGATTTCCTCAACGATTTCAGGAGAAACGATGAGATCTGTGATCCCACGGCCCCTGCGATCAGCGGGAGTACCACCTGTCCAGGCTGTGTTAATTCTCTTAGTGAGAGTAAACAGCTTGTTTAGGTCGGCAAGAAGGAATCTTCCTTGAGTATGCCCACGCATAATGTGGTTCTTGCTGTTTGTAGCAGCATTTGCAACTGCCGTCATAATCATTGAGGCAGAAGTCTTTTCTTGCTTAAGCAAAATTTCTTGAGCGATTCTCGTGAAAGTCTTGCTAACCACGTCCATTCTCGAACGAGCGGCGAACCTCTTATCAAAGGATACTGCGCTGTCAAGGCGGTATGTGGTAAACTTCATTTCTTGTTGACGAGGAGCCACGTGATTGGTTGGAAGACCACCGGGAGCGTTTTGGCTCCAGATTTGTACGTAATCTTCGTCTCCAATGTCATGGTACAGGTCCAAGGGAATGCTAGCGTTATCTTCAGAGTTAAACTGAAGAGTCGTAAACAAGTTACTGACTGTCGGAGCTTGATTAACTACTTCAGCCAAAACAGGACCGATGAAATCGCCTAGGGCAGCTTGCGCTTCATATGCAACTTCGCGGTTCTTAGAGGCCATAGCCTTAACTAGCTCGACCTGCTCTGGAGTTCTTTCGATTTTAATTTCCATTTTGTATATTCTCCTCAATTAGAAAGAAACCTTGCACAGGAACTTTGTTTTTGCTGCGTCGTCAGTTGCGACGCCCTTTGCGATAACTTGACCAAGCGTACCAGCAGCATCAGCAGCGAGCTTTCCTGCGGCACCCAATGCCAATTTGTCTCCTACAGAAGGAGCTGCGTCGAAAGCTGCAACCCCAAGAAGTACCAATCCTCTAGAGAGGACAGGGACGGCTTGCCCTGGAAGAACAGCCTGAAGCTCATCCTTCTTCAACGGGTAACGTAGCAAGTTTTCTCCGTTTTCGTCATAAGCGAGAGTCTGCCTAAGTGTAATCCCAATAGGACTTGCCGTGGCAGGCTCACATGTCATTTCAACAATCGGGTAGGCGTTATAACCAACGTGTGGTTGTCCTGATGCGCCAAGATAATCTCTCAGTGCTCCCGATGTTTTTAAAGCGCTCGCCGAAGGTAGGTCGCCGGGCAGATCTGCATCTTTTGCCGCAACGACGACACCTGCGTCGAAATCGCCCGTTCCGCCAGCTTTCCAACTCGAAAGAGTTGCTCCGCCGGTGTCTAGCGAGAAGAGGTTAATTACCTCGTGTTCACTATAATCTCTATATGGTTCTAATCTAATAGCCATGATGTATTATACCTTCGTATTTAAAATTGTACCTTAACGCTATCCTTGAAAGCTTTTTGAAAACGAGCCCGAAGGGTTTCTTCGCTTTCGGCAGTTTCACAATTGTTATTTGGAAGCGTTACTTCCTCAGCCTCGGCCTTCTCCAATGTTTCTTCAACATTTTCGACTTCCTCGTCTGAAGTTTCTTGGCTAGCTTGAGCAGCCAATCGTTTTTCCACCTCTTCGTTAATCTTAGCTTCCATTTCTTCAGCTAATTTCGCCAAGTATTCCTTGTTCTTGGATTTAAAAACTACAGCGAGCTTTTCTTGGTAGGTTGCGAAAGTTTCCTCCTCTAGGTTGAGGTCCGAAACCTCAGAGGCTACAACCTTGCGGTCAGCGTCCTCGAGTTCGTAAAGCTCTTCGATGCAAGTCATTCTCGCGTCGAATGCAGCCTGCGTTTGAGCCTGGAGTTTTTCGTCCTCCAGGGACTGAAGCTTTTGTTCCGTTTGCTCAAGTTTGCTTTGAAAATCAGAGAGAGTCTTTTGAAGTTCCTCGTTCTGACCTTCCGCTTCGGCTTGTTCGGCTTTCGCCTGTTCTACCTGCTCGACATATTCCTGGCTCTTCTCACGAATAGCGTCGTGAAAAACCTTGGTAATGTTAGCGATAGCTTCATCCGAAAAGTCTTTCGCAGCCGCCTTTTCAGAAAGGAGCTGTTCAATATCTTTTAATAGTTCTTGCTTTTCCATAGTATTAAGAAAAAATGTTTCTTCCTCTTGTATTACAGTTTCACTTTTTAAAAGAGAACTTTTTTCTTCAACAATATTATCTTGCCTTTGTTGTTGTTTGTCAAGTAAAGTTTCTCTTTCATCCATCTTCTTAACCATCACGCCCTTAACGTTCGCTGCGGGATTGTTTGTGAAACCAATACCAAGTGGATAAATATCACCGATAATAAGTCGGTTAATCGGGCGACCATTAAGCTCGCCGCTACCCCCGAAAGATTTTAAATTCGAAGACAATGCCTCAATCTCTTCTGGGTCAGTTATAATTTCCGCGTCGGCAACACTTGATCCCATTGCTATAGCGTACTCGTTAAATCCTATCTCCCAACTGGCAGAGATTTCCTCATAGGACTCGCTTTCAGGATCAGACGCGTCAAGCATCATATCCGCAAACTCAGGGGCGACCGTCTTATAGATAACGGCGCCAAGAGATATATTAAACAAGCTAGTTTCATCTGCAGAAACGTCGATAAAGCTCTCCCCCTCTCCAAACTGAGAGAATCCCGCGCTAACAATATGTCCAACAACTTTATCCTTTTGATGCTCTATATTGCATGGCTTGTGCAGGAAGAGGTCTTTAATTGCAATCGCCGCAGACGAAGCGATGCCGTCCCCGTTTTTATTAAAATCATTAACCACTGCAGCATCAAAGGCAACAGCGACGAGGTCAATATTTTTACTCAAATCAATATCCTCTGGAATCAATCCTCCCAAATGCTCGGCAGACGCGGTGGATATATTCAGAAATCCCACATCAGATGAGGCATAAATTAAATTAGATGGAAATGTTGCCTTATATTTAAAATTACAATCCTTCATTATAACAAAATAGTGTTACACTTAAAAACCAATAGTATCAACTAATAAACATCGGAGTAAAAGTTGACATTACTTCCTCGCCCTTAAAGTTTTGCATATCAAAATAGATCCTAGTCATCCAATTCCCGAGAACAAGAGCGGAGTAGCTATCCTTTCTTGCCTTGTCTGGACCAGTCTGCCTTCTTAAATTATCTGGCAGATCAAAAGTTTGAGTCCCCTGAGGAGATGTTTTAATCTGTATCAATGCGCATTGAGACTTCGTGACCTCAATCATTTCATACTGATGCTCCACAAAGTCAATCATTTTTGCTCGTTTGGACTGTTTGGCTTCAGCATCCGCAGACTTAAGGAACTTAAGTTTCTCGATTGGAATTTGTTTCGCAACCTGCTCTTTGTAAGCGTCATCAAGAGCTCTCGCCCCAAACCACACTCTTTTATGGTCAAAGTTTGCCTGAAGCAGTTCGTTAGCCACCCTTATCCACGCAGAAGAAGGTTTTCTCAAGAAGCATATGCAGCCTCCGTCAAAATCGTACTCGGACTTTGTCTGCTTAAGGTCATCGTGGTAATCCTCTTGTTTATCAAAAGATGAGGTCAGCATTTTTATCTCACGCTTTTTCTTTTTAAATAAACTACTTTCGTTAACGGCGTTAATAAACTGCAAGCCTCCATTATAGTCTCCAACAATGCAAACTATATTAAAATAACTAAGTATATAGTCTAAGTATATAATGTGCTGCTTAAGATTTGTCCCGGATAGCGCATATGAGTGAACAAGAACCCCTTGTTGGGTTTTTTCATTTAACTTGAATACGCTCATTGCAAAATCATCAGAGCTCTCAGACTCTGCCCAGCTAGGGTCAAAGGCCAAAAGATACTTTGCCCCCTTCTCCCCCTTGACCTCAACGCTAGGGGATTCTCCGTCTCTAACGGAACATTCCGCCATTCTGGAAGTTTTAAAATAGCCGCTGCTATCGTCAGTAAAAACAGCTCCGAACTCTCGTTCGAACTGACTCTGGCTCATCGTAGACTTAGCCTGATTGATCAAATTTTGGTCGTAAAGCTGGCCGGGAGCACAGTCATAACTAAACTGCATGATAGCCCTATGAGCATCAGAGGCCTTGCCGCCACCCTTTTGGATTAAGCTCTCAAACTGAGAGTAAAGCTTAAACATATATTCAAACTTGTAGCTAGCAGAAGAAAGCATGATTAGCTTATTGTTCGGCCATACGTGGCGATCCTCCTCTTTCATTTTCCCCTGGGAGATCATTTCGCTCTCGATATTATACAAGTCCTCCCTCTGAGTAGGGTTCTCAACCACAGAAAGGAAGGGTACTATAACCTCGTTATATATCCGCTCAGGCATAAGCAAAAACTCATCAATAATAATCCTATGAAATCTAAAACCACGAAGCTTTTCGCCATCACCTAGGGGTAACGCCCGTATCCGAGAGGAACCAATTTCCATAAGCCACTCATCATTGCTTTTGCTTTTTTTGGTAATGCACTGGGAAAGGAAATTCGCTTCAGGCTTGGCGGCGATATCCTCTATTTTTTTGAAAATCATTTTCGCCTGCCTAAAGGATTTTGATAGAATGCCAATCTCAACACCCTGATTGAGTATCGCGTCAAGGAAAGCATAAATACCAGTAGTAAAAGACTTGGACATGCCTCGAGACCAAACCCCCATAAAGTAATCTGTTTCAAACATAGACTTAATAGCCATGTGCTGAAAAGGGAAAAGCTTAATTCCAGAGATAAGATCTGTAGTGAAGGTTATGTTCTCCCTCAAGAACTTATACAGGAGGATCTTGGCCTCCCGCTCCTCAAGGAAACCTGTTTTCCCATTAAGATATTCGTTAATATGAACATCCGGGGCCCTTGACCCTTGACTACCCTTTTCCCAAGCCATGTTTATCTATATAGTATTGTAAGTCCACGCCCCATAATTTTCTACCAAAAAACAATATTTTTTCAATTATCTTTTCTGAATTCTCCCGACCCCCAGAAAAAACGAACTGGCAGGAGTCAGCAAACTCATGCATAACCTCCCTCATATTATGATAAATAAACTTAAGATTTGTTTTATGTGGCCCGAATCTATTATTTTTTGCAGCACGCATATAAGACTCAAGCCGAGACATGTCGCTTTCTATAACGACAAAAAGGTAACTATTCAAATCCCTAGCCCTGGCGACCTCCCGCCTAAACCTATCCAAATTCCCAAGACTCAAAGTTCCAATAAGGTCGTTTGCGCTTTTCCTGTCAACATAGGTATAATCGTAGTACTCTCCTGCAGAAGTATAATCCCCGAAGTCAAGTTTCATTTCTTCAGAATTGGGGAAAGAAAGAGGCTGCTGCTCCCTTGTGTCGATAAATATCTTCATATCGCTCATATCTATATTCTCAAAGAACTCAGGAGGAATTCTGCTTCCAAACAGTGGCTTAACACCACACGCCTCACAGGCCGCGGTATAGCTGTCAAAATGCTTTATATACGTGTCAAGATCTGGCAGAGCCTGAACCTTTAGCTCAACATGCCCAGGCCCGCGGGTTAGCGACTTTGTCTTGATGCGGTTAGACAACATGCCCAAAATATAGTCCTTAGCCTCTCCACCCGCCCCATTGCACCACTTAAGCAGTTGAGTTCTGTTAGAGAAGTCCTTGGAGAAATAGTCCTGTTTATTTTTAAACGGAAGCAGGTCGCCTGTGAGTTTATTTTTTCTTTGAAAAAACTTCACATAGTATTCCGCTAGAGCCATCTGATGAACCTTAATATGGCAATGCAGAGCCCGCTCGCTTGAAAAATCCTTGCCACACTCCCTACATTTGTTCGTGTTCATATATACTATAATCCACCCCTTTCTTTTTTCTGAGCAACTTTCTAGCAACATACCAAGCCAGGTTAACAATCCAGGGGTTTATTAGCTTCCCCAATATATTAGGCCTCGTTGACCTAGCGGCGAGATAGGGGACAAGACCCTCGCTAAAGCTGCAGCCCTCGAAAGATATGCCAGATACAGGAGGGCGCCAAACCTTTTCCTCTTCAGTCCAGGCGCCAAGCATCATCGCCTGATTCCCAGGCTTTCCCTTGTGAATAAAATTGCAGTCAAAAAACTTAATTAAATTACTGGAACAATTAATTAATATCTGTCTATTGCCAGCAAGATTAAAGCAGCAATCATTAAACAATATATTATGAGCCCTAGACATTTCAATACATCTCTCCAAGCCAGAATCAAAAGTACATTTTTTAAAGTTTATATTAGTTGAATTATTAATCTTTAATGAACCCCTATTTTTATCCGCCTCAAATCTGCAGCCAGAGAACAAGACGCGCTCCCCTTCGCTCCTAACCTCATTTAAAATCTCTAGGCTAAACAAAGACGGAACGCAAGAAAACGGGCGAAAACTCTCCCTGGTAACCTGCTCGCTATATAACATCTTCCTTACTTATGCCAAGAACCCGGCTTTTCCACTGAGGCATCTTCTCTAGAATCTCAGCCTCCTCCCTTATTACCTGACGCTGCATCTCAGCCATCCTAACCATAATCTTGCGCTCTTCTTCCTCTTGGAAGAGCTGAACTAGATTCAGCATGCTGGCGTTCTTCTCCACTTGACTATTAATCCTCTTTGACCTGTCGCCCTGAAGCTTGGAAATCAAAGACTCCATCCTCTTTTCGCATTGATTGTATTCCTCGCTTTTGGTTTTAAGTATTTCCGTTAACCGAATAGTTAAGTCCTGTTGATCTTCTGCTTCGTCAAACATTCGGTTAAGCTTATTCATCGCGCTCTGTATTCGCTTGAGGTGAATGTAGTCCATGCAAACATTTATGTATAAATTTATTTCATCAGTCGTTAGATCCGGCTTATCCCATGTTGCCCTAACGAATTCCGCCTCAAATAAAGTTCTATCCTCAATGGCTGTATAGGTTTCGATAACCTGAAGAAATCTAGGTGCAGACATGAAGTTTTTGAGTGCGGCTATGCATCGCTTATACTGCACGGTCATTCTCTCTTCGGTTATCTCAATCCCCACACAATCGGCAATCTTCTTAATCACCTTGCTATCCGCCTTAGGAGGAGAGTATCTAACATTCAGGGCACTTTCGTTCTCAAAAACATCCAGACCCTCAGACGTTATGTAATTATGTACAGACCAAAACTCTTTGCTTAAATGCTTTACGCTGGAATCAGAGAATGCCAGTTTAGCAAGCTCCAAACTAGACACCCCAGGACTACAGTTCGCTCGGACAAACTCCTTCTGCCCGTCACTCAGCTCAATATCATCCTTCTTGCCGACGTGCCTTGTAGAGTACTCAATCTCCTGTTCCGCGAGATATGCCCTGATTGCCCTACCTTCTCTAGTTCTCCCGTCAAGAGAGTTGTCCTCAAAAACCTCCTTGGTTAATTGAGATAAGTCCCCAACGGTTAAGGCCAGCGATCTAACTCTGTCCTTTTGGATTTCTGAAAGCTCCAGCAGCTGACTCATAAGCCATGATCTCTCCTTTCTCTAGTATTTGTATAGCCTTGTCCTTGAAAATCTTTTTCAAATTCTTTAATTGTTTATACCCAGCCTTACGCCCCTTTTCGGTAGTCTTGTACCCCATTACTTTAGCAACCTCCTCGTCCTCCATATGCTGAATATAAAGCATGTCATATATCTTATATTGCTTTGGAGGCAATGCAAGTTCAAGCGCTTTAGATAATTTCACTATGCACGCATCAACATCAATATAAGTATCCTGCATGGAGAAAATCTCTGTCGGATGATTCTCTATCGTGACCGCCATCTTTATGTCGTAAGCTGATTTTTTAGTCTTCTCCCACTTGGAGTATAGCGGGCACTCAGAATCCTGTTCTCCGCTAGACGTAAACCCACAAAGGCTTCCCGGGTTTATCCCGGCGCTTTTTGAGCACCTTGACTGATTGAACGGGCAGTTTAAGCAGGGTCGAACGAAATTGGAATAGTTATTACGCAAGATGTTTTTCATCTGGTTGGTGATAATCTTATTAATCCATGGGGCAAGCGGCCTAGACTGATCCCACTGATCCCACTTTTTAAATATATGTGCCCGTATTATTTGCTCTACGTCCGAGAAATCAAACCACGCAAGAGAGTCAAGAAACCACTTTCCTCGACGCTTTTTTATCTCAACGTCTATTTCTTTATGCTTGTCTTCAAAGGTAAAATTTGGGGGGTTACTTTGTTTTTTTAGGGCGGCCCCTTTTTCTTTTTTCTGGCGCTTCTTCAATGCGTTCCCCTTCCTCTATTTTAATTAAATCTTCTAATTTCAGTATTCTATTAAACCCCCCACTAGACGAAGAGCATTTAAAATCAGCTATATCAGGAATCCCGCCGGCGTCGGAAAACTCGTCAAAGTCATCCTCGGGAATCTCCTCTACCGGTCGAGTTCTTTTTTTACGAGCAGTCTGAACCTGTCTCTTGATTGTTTTCTTTAACGAAGCCACAGACGCACCCTGACCCAATGGAGTCCCGCAGCCATTACAGAACTTTGGGACCTGGGTGTCGTAAAGGTTTTTGTGGCCACATTCTTTACAATAGGTGTATGACATATATCCTTTATAATAGGTGAGATGCGTTGAAAAATCAACTATATCAGGTAGCCGCTAATTATTCTTGCCTGGCGCCGCATAAACTTTTCGGGGCAGGAATGCTCTTCTCCGAAGAAAAAGGCCTCAGGGGAAACTAGGTAATCTACCCCCAAAATGCCGATGACCTTGCCCTGTAGAGTCTTGATTGGAACGTTGTATAAAGACTTAACCCCCCTGGATCTCAATAAGCACTTGAAGGCCTCATCCTCGATTTCCTCTACATCTAGGTAGCAAAACTTCCCGTCAGAAACTGTGCTATGGATATATTTATTATAATTTGATATTCTATGGCCCTGGGAGTTGTTCGACTCAGAGCTGACCCCCGCCCTAACATGCTCATATGTGCAGCTAAATTTCTGCTGACCTCTCCCTGAAAAGAAATGCTCTCCGTTATGAAACTCAAAAACATAAGCCCTGGCGCACCCGCTTTGAGACTGGATGTATTCTAGCGCGCGGTACACATTAGTCCCGGATACCGTGCTAGATTCCAGGGAGTTCTTTTTTCTGTATTCGATTTTATTCTTAAGCCACACAGCCAAAACCCCGCCCAGCGCGGAGATAAGGGATGCAAGTATTATAGCAGCAATTTCCATAACATAAAGTACACGCTATTTCTTAAACCTAATTGCAAGTGCAGCGACCACTGTACAAAAAATTACAGCAAACAATATTAGAAGCAGCCCCCAAATTGGATCTTCTGTGTTTATTTGCTTGGCCATCTCATAGTATTCCAACCTTTCGATTGTGCCGTTACCGTCGATGTCAACATCTTCAAACGGAACGATAGGGGTGACGGGTGCAGCGCTCCCACGGGGGTGGCTAGGCTCAATAACGGAAACTCTAGAAAGACACCCCGAAAGAAGCAGTAAAAATATGACAGCGAGAACCTTCATCTTCTCTTACTCGGTATAGCGTAGAAGCCAACAACCATAAAACAAAGATCCATAAACGAAGACAGCATGAGTCCCCCTGTTAGCCTAACGACAACGAAGTCTTCTCCCCCTAAAAACCACGAGAAAATCCCCCATTTACTGTTTGCTCCCTTGGGGATGACCATGTCATAACTAATATTAGGGTTATGTGCATAATAAAGCATTAAGTAACAAAGAGTAAAAGTTATAGACATAAATAACACTCTCCTCGTAACCTTAACGAACGGATCATTGGAATTAGCCTTCTGGCTCGCAATCAATGCATCCATCATCTTTTCGTCTCTCGCGGCCAGCGCAAGCTGATCCTGACGCCTCTGCTCAAGCCAGGCGTTTAGAATATTGGCGCCTATTTTAATCCCGGCGCCAAGGATCGTATTTAAAATCGGACCCATTATTTTTTATATTTCCCCATGTCAGCCATACCTTGTCCTAATATATAGGCGAGCATTGGCGTCATCATGGTAACAACCGAGTCAACGTCCATACCCCAATCAAGATGATGATTGAGCATTGGGACTAACACGGCAATAACGGAAGCCCAGAATTTTTTACTTTTCCAGAATGTCTTTTCCATTTTATTTTTTCTCCTTATGTTGTTATTTTAGTATTTCATGTAGCACTACGGCGACGACTATTAAAAGACCCACCGTAAAAATTGTTTTCTTTTTCTTGCCCCTCTTCGGATCAGGCTCTGGATCGGGCTCTGGATCGGGCTCTGGATCGGGCTCTGGATCGGGCTCTGGATCGGGCTCTGGATCGGGCTCTGGATCGGGCTCTGGATCGGGCTCTGGATCGGGCTCTGGATCGGGCTCCTCAGACTTAACGTCTATATAATAAGGGCCTATTGAGTTAATCATTACCGATTGATAAAGAGAGTCTTCCATAAAAAAGAACCCCTTGTCACCAAACCAGCTTCCCCAGCTATTTTGGAACTCCCAGTAAAGCTTATCTCCGATATGCTTCCACCCAACCATCGCCACGGCATGCCCTCCGGCAGTATCTGACTCTAGGTATTTCTCAGTGTTAACAACGCCGGCGTTTTCGCCAAAAGACGGGACTTTAAATAAATCTTTCCGCACCATAATAGAGGTCCACAAAGGCTCCTGCACGAGCATTCTTTTGATAGTTGATCCCTGGTACTTAGGTATGACATAATACCCATTAATCTTAAATTTCTCAGCGTTAGACTCTGCCCCCTCTAGCTTGGGTGCGTCTTCCTTTCCCGTATATGGCCAAAACTTCTCCTCGCAACACCCCTCCTCCCTTAAGCCTTTTGCCGCCCCGCGGATTGTTGTCCCAGAGTAATTCTCTCCAGCCCAAGGATCATACCTTTGTCCAGTTTTATATATCCACATCGGGCTAGGTTCAGACGATTTAAATTCTTCAGCAAAACCGTATACAACCCGACCACTATGCCCCACACAGGAACCAATAGACCCCTGATTCTTGACAGGGGGAGTGGAAGATCTTAGCGAAAATTCCTTAGAAGATATATCCTTTTCACTAGCCAAGGTTAAAGAGGAGGGTATTAGCCAATCCCTATTGTCTATGGGTTGGGTGGGGACATCAAGGACCTTCTTCGAAAAGTATAAAGACTTACACTTTTCGGTTATCCAGTTTTGATATAATGTATTTAAGTATTTCACTGCGTAATATGTCTTCTTTTCCAAACTTAAAAGCGTGGATGCCCATAGTTACACTTTCTTCATCGTTAAATAGATCAAACATTGGAGGAAATCCACTTCTTCCGTTTATGTCGCTTTGCATAAAGTCCCCGCATATAAACAACTTACAGTTATTTCCAACCCTAGTGATTAATGTTATTAATTCTTTGTAGGTAAAATTTTGAGCCTCATCAGCTATAACAACCTTATCCTTCCAACTGGAGCCCCTTAAATAGTTTATTGGCATCGCAGTAATCCTACCAGAATCAAAGAGCTCCTTCCTCTCGGTAGATGTCTTCGGTAGCATTTCATACAACTTATCCTCAAGTGGCGCCATATAGGGGTTGAATTTTTCATCAATGTCCCCAGGGAGCGCGCCAAGGCCCTTCTCGGCGCTTTCGATAACTGTCCTTACATACAGTAGGTCAAGCTCCTCAAAAGCGCTCAGGAGCCTCAGGGCGGAGTATACAGCCATATATGTCTTAGTTGAACCGGCGGGCCCAGCAATAAACATTATATTGGTTGAATCGCTGAAGGCTATGGACAAAAATTTCAACTGACGCTCAGTTAGCCTCAGGGAGTTCACATGTATGGTCTGTTTAAGTTGAGGTATTTCTATCTCTTCTTTTTTTGACTTTTTCCTAGCCATTTCTTAATATAAGATACACGAACAAAGACCAATGTGTATATATATTATATGAAGCAGGTTAAAAACATCCTTAATACATTAAGCAAAAACTTGAACGGCTACGATTCCACTTGCTGGCTAAAAGCAAACAACGAACTACTTAACGGGAAAACTCCTGCAGAATTAATTCTTGATGGAAAGGTGTCTCAGGTAGAAAAAATACTACCAAAAGAAATAAAAAGAATTAAGGACAAGAAAACAAATGGCTAAAATCCTATATGCAACAAACTCAACCAGAGGTCAATTTGACGCAAGAAGTAA